TCGCGTGTAGTATTTTGAATGGTGTTCTGGATAGCGCAAGTGTCGGAGGCCATCTGATTCTGAATCTGCATCTGGCCTACACGGTTATTGCAGCAACATTCCGCAAGCTGCGCCTGCAAAGCGTTATTCCCTTGCATCATTGCGACCTGTGTTGCATTAAACCCCTGCTGGGTCGTATACCCAAGATTACAAATTCCTTGATTTACGCCGTTAAATCCCTGCATCGTGCTTATTCCCAAGTTGTTAATGGAATTATTCAAAGCAAAAGTGCTGTCACAAATTCCTTGCTGAATCCCACGAATACCATTTTCGATACCCTGGAAATTCATATCCTGGCAAAGATCTGCTCTGGTTAATGCGCCTTGGAGACCATTTCCGTTTCCGCCCCAACCGCCGAAGCCGTTTCCGCCCCATCCGAATAAAAGCGCGAATACAACGATAATCCAGAGCCATCCGCCGTCGCCGCCAAACATTCCGTCATTGGCACGGTTATTAGAGCCAGTAGCGGCCGCAATGTCGCTAAGGCTGTACCCAGTTCCGTTCATCATAATTTTGTTTTGCTCCTTTTCATATATTTACAAAAAGGAGAAATCCGCGGCTTTCTTCCTATTTTTGTATCAAATTTATTTCATTCCAAGTTGTCCTTTTATCTGATTAAATAAGTCGTCAACCTGGACGCCTTTTTCTCTTCCTAAATTTCTTGCTAATTGCTCTATGCCTTTGTAATCATTTTTTTCTGCCATTTGCATGGCATTATTTAAAACAGGGTTATTGCCTGTATTTTGCTTCATTACGTTCATCAAAATTGCCTGAGGGTTTCCGCCATTGCGCAACATTTGAATTAAGGCCATCGGGTTCATCATGCTTTATTTCCTCCCCTCGTATTTTTTTGAGGTTCGGTATTCCCGAATAGCGTTGGAAGCATTTCTTTAATTCCGTTGATCTCGGAAAGTAAATCGCTTCTGAGTTGCCCAAACATTTCATTTAAGACATCTTGGCTCATAGGCTGTTGTGCCGTCTCTTTGGGCATTTCTTGTGATATGCGGTATGTAAGAATCCTACTTGTCCCATCTGGTTGAAGTTGTTTTGTAAAAATAGCTTCTCCATTGGATTGAGGGTAATAGACTATACTTCCGTCCATACTTACATTTTTAGCCTTTACAACATCGATTCCATCCACAATTTCCCCATTCAGCCCATACATTTGTTGCTGCGCCATCTGCGGTTGTTGATATTGCGGAATTGTGTTTTGATAGTTCTGTTGCAATTGTTGAAGTCTGTCCATTGGCTGATAATTCATCATAGGTTGCTGATAGCTATATGGATTCCCATATCCATACATAGGATACTGCGCCATGTTGTCCCCTCCCTTGCTTTCCATACCTTAATTTTAAGGCATTATACGGGAGAGTTACAGGACAGGTATTCCTCTCTTAATGGTCAGATTTTGGACATTTTCTGCTTCAAAAGTCTCCATGCATTTGCATGCAAACCTTAACTATCTTTTGCTTTATTTTTTTATTGAGCCGATATGCCGTTTTAGGCGATATATTCATCTTTTCTGCTGCCTGTTCTAATGTATAATATTGATTTCTCAATTCAAAAAGTTCTCTTTCAGGCGGAGACAGATTGCAATTTTCACGAAAGCAATCTAACTCCGCTTTTGTAAAATCATAAATCCTTATTTGATTGCTCTTGTTCATCCACCGTTTCCTCCCGCCAGTGGAATTTTTTATACCGTTTGTGCAAGTGCGTATAAGATAAGAACAACAATCCCAGCTCCGAATGCGCTCCCAAGCGCCCCAATAATAGCGGATTTAAATTGGTCAATGTTCTTAATCGGCCGGCTGCTCATCTCGTCAATTTTCCGTTCAATATCAGCCGTTTTTCCGTCGATTGATTCTAACTTTTCAAAGATATTTTCAATCTTCATTTCGTGCTTTTGATTGTCTAGAGTAAGCTTATCAAATCGATTATAAAATTCTTTCCTTTCCGCACTGTTTTTTCTTACATCCTCTTCCAAATCTTTTATTCGTACTTCCTGGTTTTCTGCAATTCGTTCCAAATTTGCAGTTCTTTTTTCAAGCTCGCAGCTTTGACATTCAGCCATATTTAGCACCTCCATGTCCTCACTCCCGTATATCAAAATGCGTTTCTCCCCACCACCTCACGAAACGCCCCTGCAACAGAGCGGGAGGAATCTCTGTCACGCACCGTCTTAATTTTTATTCCTGTTTGATTATTCCGGCCACTCTCAATTGCGCTAACAAATTGTTAAAGTCCGCCATCGTTGGAGCAGTTTTCAAATCTTCTATTGCCTCTCCTTGTTCGGCCGGTATCCAGTCTCCCCTTACCCTTTTATAAGATAAATTTTCTGGAGTTTTCGGAACATCTGGAATTCCATTTATTGCGCTTTCCCAATCAATCCCATTTGTAGAATACTCCAGCCCGTTTGCCCCATTTCTAAGAAGGGCAATTGCCAAATCCCCTTTTGGCGTTTTTACATAAGAAAGATCTTCCGGTAAATCTTCGTCGGGGATATCAGCGAATAATGGTCCTCCCTCAGAAAGGACAACTTGAATCCACGGGGTCGCAAAACTATCTCCTGAGCATACGCGAATTTCAAATGGAGCTTTATCTACTAGTAGTGTATTGGTAGAACAACAATATATAACACCGTCCATCTACTAAATCCGCCTCTTCTCTGTTTCTGTTTTTGTAAAACTGCACCGTCTTTGTGCCAGGGAGATTATTCCAGAAATCGTCAAATTCCACTTCTATTCCATAGAAATTTATAGAACCGCTCACAATCGGCATCTTGTCATTTTTGGAAAGAGCGGTCCCAACAGTTTTAAATTTAATATAATACATCCGTTCCTACCTCACTTCCTCACATGATTTTTGCGACCCGAACAATTCCGCGCAGATAACTAGCCGGCGTACCTGCGTTCTCGTATGAAACCGAAGTCCCGTTTTCCGAAATACCAACGACGCCTTCATTTCCTTGCTTATCGTAATGATATTGCGCTATTTTTCGTATTGTTGATTTATATCTTCGCAAAGCCTGTTCTTTTATGCGCTGTTCTTCTGTATCATTGGAAAAACCATATGGATACATCTCATTACAAACTTCTTCCAGCGCATCGTTTAATAGCATTCTTAAAAAAGAATTTTGTTCCTCTGTATAATCATCCGCTACGTAAGTAATAAGCTGTAAAAGCAGTTCTTCCACACCATCACCGCCCTACTGCTTTGACATAAACTCTTTAATCACATCATCTTTTATGGTCTTTGTGATTTCAAATCCCATGTCCTCGGCCAATAGCTTGATTTTCCGAACAGGGATTTCGTCCAATTCTTGATAAGTATATTTATGCTTTCCGGTTTCAAACTGAATTTCCGAACCAGGAAACGGAAGGTTTTCTTTTTGGTTATTATAAACAGGAGGCTCCTGGTCTGGAACCTCCTGCCCTGCGGCATAATATATGCCATTAAATTTCACTTTATGGTCATACTTCATAGGAATTTTACCTCCTATTTCACATCAATCACAAAAGTGCTATCAATTCCTTCATAAGATGGCACGACAAGCTGAGAAACGCTGGTTTGAACCTTGGTAGGCGGTCCATACTCGGGCTTTACCGCAATGGCAATGCGACTATCATACATAGTTACATCAACCGTAGGATTACCTAACAGCGTTCTTTCTTCTGGCGTGGTTCCATACCATGTATTGCCTAAAATAGAGCTTCCAATTATGGTAACCTTGTCATCCGGGTAAAATTTCTTTTCATTTCCGTCATACCCCTTATACATTTTATCGTATAAGACAGGGGTGAGCCTGGTCTTCTTTGCAATGATATTTTCTACGCTTTCCTGGTCCACAAAGTCAACTGCCTTGCCAGACGCAGAAATAACCGCAGCCTTGATTTGGTCCGTTTCAGCCAAGTAGTCAAAAGTCTTACTGGTCATGAGCGCATACCTGGGGATTACTCCAATTCCCCTCAGATATTGCGTTGCCTCTCTGAAATCATTCAGCGGTTTTGCCGTATTCTTATCCCAGGTATCGGTCCCGGTCAGTTTCATATAATGATTAGCCTTATATGTTCCATCCGGGTCATAATTGTAGGTATATACCATATTATCGCTGGTTGCGTCTCCCACTCCAATCGAAATATAAGGCGTGCCGGCGTTTGTCGCCAGGAGCTGCATGCGCATAACTTCTGCAGCAATTTCGGCAGCATCAATCAGGCGGTTTGTATCATCATATATGGAATCAAGGATTTCCTGCACGTACGGGCTGTCAGAACTCTGCGCATCCATGATTTTCATCATGTCTTCTTCCTTGACGTGCATTACTTCACGGAAAAATACCAAATCCGTATTTTCCATTTTAAAGCCTTCCCGGCTCCTCAACACCGGAATAGCGTCAAAATTAGACGGCATCAAAACCGCGTTTAGACCGTTATGGGTTTTTAACCACTTAATGGATAAACCCGATTTCTTTTTATTCGGGAAAAATGCCTGGCCTACAAATGGCTCGCTATTGCTCGCAACGCTGGTGCGGTTTACGGCAACTGCTGCCGAGTCAAAAATATCAGTAATTTGTAACATTGTTTTCTCCTCTCTTTATCTTTTTCTTTACTGTCAGTCTCCAGATGCCGGAACGGAAATGTTAGGCGCTTCAAGTCGAATTCTATTCCCCGCGCTGTTCATCGCTGTTATCAATGCGCCATCGTAAGTAAGCCCACTATTTTTTTGAGCCCTGGTCACATTGATATAAGCTTTTGTCAAAACAGTCCCTTGCGGGCGTCTCTCGTATACATCGTGTAACAAAATTCCGGTTGCGCCGGTCCATGGAGTTGCAGATACCGGAACCCCGGATGCATTGATGGGAGTTCCGGCCTTTACGACTTTTTCTCCCGTTTCGTCATCCGTGTCTGTTACGCTCGTGAAATTAATTGTCATTGGAACGCCTTCAAACGGGGACCGGTTCAAAATATCAATCTGCCCGCCAATTGTGACACTTTCAAATCTCATATCTCCTCTTGCCATTTTAGTTGCCTCCTATCGTGTAATGTTTTAAGATGTTTACATCTGCCTGGTTATTTCTGCCGGCAGATTTTAAAGCCAATTCTGTCGCCAATGAGCCGTTGTTTCCGCTGCCATTTCCTGCGCTAACATCCGGCCGGTCTTTTAGAGCCTGCTGATACGCAGAATCTTTTATGGACTTGATATGCTTCGCAATATTTTCCCGGAATTTATCCTTATCCCCAGTTGCTTCGGCTTCGGCCGTGGATTTTGCCAGTTCTTCATCCATTCCAATGGTTTTCCCGACCCAGAAGGATGTGTTGTCGATGATTTCCATCTTCTGCTTGATTTGCTTGTTTTCGGCTTGTAATGCCTCGAATGCCTCTTTCTGAGCTGCATCCAATTGCTCCTCTGCGGTCATGCGCTCCCTTACCTGAGTCGTGAGTTCCTTAT